CAGTGTTTTACCTTCTTTAAATGCCACCACCATAGAAGCTATAGGTGTTGCCCCAGCACAGCTAATTATTCCAGGCTGTTCTATAGGGGGGCTACTGACTTTCCCAGGCATTGTACATCCACAGTACGGTTTGTTTTTACTGCTGCAACAATCATACGTGCAGCAATTGAGTTACCACCAAAGTGAGCAGCTGCATCATCTTTATCATAAATACTGACTGGTATTTCAGGCCCATTATTATCTGGAGTAATAAATAAAACTTTCTGAGTGTTAGTAGGTAAACCTGTTCGCTGTGTATTTAAATTAATATCTATATAAGCGCCAGGCGTTTTTAAATTAGCTGGAATAGGCATAAAAATTCTCTCATTCTTTTAGCGCGATAAGATCGTTTTCATTGACGATACCGAAGTTTTTCGGGTCAAAGAAATAATCAATATTGATGTGTGTAAGCATTGCTTCAGTCACAGCTTCTTCACGGTCTCGATCTGAAGCAGTAATCGTATAATGTGTAGTGAACTCTTGTGCCAGTACGCTGATAGACTGAGCACGTATAGATGTATTAAAAATTGTTTTAATCCGCCCTAACTGCAAAGATGGTAGACCTTTAACACCTTGACTAGACAAATCATTACCTGTCAGCAGTTGCTGTACATGATTTAACATTTGAAATGTGCCTATATCAGCTCCAGCACCATGTCGTTGTGACTCTTCATTACGTAAAGATTTACTACCTACCAAAACTACAAAAGTGATCGGCATTTTAGTTTGATTGGCGCTTATTTTTTCAGGTGTCTTGCTTCCATCGAAAGTTACCCAAATCGCTGGGAAGGCTTTAATAATTGCTGAAATGTCCTCATCAAATTCACCACCGTAGGTTTTGACTTCACGAATCCAAGGCCATTTTCTATCTTGAATTTGTTTAGCCATTACATCTTTTATAGCTTGCTCAATAATAGATAAATCCAGCATTACCACCCCCCATTACCAAAATCACGTCTGGCAGCACCAAAAATCACATTATTCATAGATGAATGGACAGGCTTTGAAGCACCGGCAGGTTCACCTCCAAGGGATAATTCGCCCTTGGAGATTTTAGTTAGAGTTTTAATAGATCCATCGTAGCGGCTTTTAATTGGATCATTTTCAGATATATCACCAGTAACTGCATAAAATCTGGCTAAGTTACATCCGATATTTACCAAGAAGGGTGGAATAACTTGCAATGGTAGAGAGTAGCGACTACCCACATAAGCATCAATTTCACTATTCGCTTCTTGAATTGCTGCATTTAGCTTATCTAGATTGATTTCATGCTGATAAGGCGCTTCATTATCAGTAAGCTGAATTAACTCATTCTCACCAAACTTACGCTTCATCGCTTCTACCGTTGCATACATAGCTTAAACCCCAGTAGAACCTACGGCCATCTGCCACAGTCCAAAACCTGCTGCACCCCGTGCTTCTGCGCCAAATTTAAATTTTTTGCGCATAAATACTGAATCGCTGGAAGCGTCCATCTGCTGAACAAATACAGGTTTTTTACGCGGTTGAAAGATAATTGGCTTGATTGCTTTAGAAGCATCTAACAAATGCCATTCGGTATCAGTTTTGAGCCAGCCTACCACCAAAACTTTAGCCGTGCCCTTGTAAGGATTTGGCTTGCCGTCTTCCAAGCGGTCAACTGTCATCAATGCATTTGCAACATCTTCTAAGGCTGGAGGTACAACCAGAACACTTGGTTTAAGATTTAAAGGACGACCTTCATTATCTTTGACACTGCGAAGCATGGTACGCGCAGCGCCATAGCTAGCTTTGGCTTCTGCCAATGTATCAATTTTTAATGGTTTATCTAGACGGTTAGAAACCAACTTTTTACTTTTACCTTCACCTACCTCATGATTAGTAGCGTAAAACGTTTTGCCATCGTAACAGGTCTCTTCAAAGCCACTGCTTAACGCGGTAAATACCAAGTCATCAGCCCATTGCTTTGAAGATTCACCTGCCATCTCAGCTTGTGGCTTATAAATTCCCAAGTTATCGTCTTCAATATCATTACGATCAACTTCAACCGTTGCTTCAAAGTCATCATTGACGATTGTATAAGCATGGCCCTGTAGCTGTTTAATAACCTTGTCACCCAACCATTTCCGCAATTTAGGAAACTTTTCAATCCAAGCATAAGTATTAGAAGCAGTGTTGCTTGGAACTTCCATTGCCACTTGGTTCCAAGCACTTTCAGCTGCTTCAAAAGCACTATCAAAAATAGTTCTAATAGAGGTTGCTAAGTTATTAACTACACGCTGAGCATTCTGTTCATTAAAAATCATGTATTAAATCTCCACCCATACGCAGTTTTCATATTGCGTATCAAATCCCATAAAGCGGCCTGCTAAAGAGCGAGTGCCAGTATTGTCAGTTTTTGCGATTGTCTGGTTATCTTCGATATAGACCATTTTGCCCAGATCAGCCTGTGTGACTGGATCAGTATCGGAATTACGTACTAAGAAATGTTTATGTCGATATACACAAGCGATAGCATCACCATTTTCACCTAGATTCTGGGCACTGTTGTCCCAAACTCCCAGACAGGTCTGGTCAGCACCACCAACGTTGGCTGAGGTAATCGCGAAGCCTTCTGTATTGATTACAGCGAATGTGCCTTGCAATACCAAAGCACCTGCCATTAAAGGCACAGGGAAAAGTATTCCGTCACGGTATTCGGTTACGATTCCAACATCTGTTTTAGCCATTGTTAAATTCCTGTAGGCAAGCCAAATTGAGCAGCAATACTTTCTGCGATTTCATCACGTGGAGGAGTTTGCTGTTGGTTATTAGCAGTCAAATTAATGGTTTGGGTTTGTTTTTGCGTCAGTGCCGCAATCTTTGGCAGACTTTCAAGATGCTTCTTAACAAAATCTGGATTAGTTTTAGCCTGGTCTCGTACCCATTTAACCGTAGCATCACCTGTCAAACGGCCATCACTACAAGCTGCAACAATGAGGTCTTCAACTTCTTTAACTTTTGCATTAGCTAAAGCTATATTTCCATTTTCTACTGCTTCACGATATACATCCATTGGTACATACAGGGCAGGATCGGGCACAGCTTGGCTGTTTGCAGCAATTTTTAATTCAATTGCATTTAGTGCGTCATAGAGGTTTTGACTATTTTCAGCTACAGTTACACCGGTTTTTTCACTCATCTGAGCAGCAAGTTTATTAAGCTCTGTAATGATGTCTTCAGCTGTAGCAGAGACAGGAAGATTTAACATCCAACGTAATCGTTCTAATAATTCCTCATTCATTTCTGAATCCTGTTCTAAATTTTGAGACAAAAAGTTCTGGGCTGCTGCTGCAAGCTTTGCTTCAGGCAACTCATCAAGATTGGGGGTATTGGTTAATGCGGCATTGATTAGGCATAGAACCTCACCAGTGGTGCTATACCCAAAAACGGGTGAAAGATATTTATATTCATTAGACGCGATAAAACTCTTTGCCTTATCTGTCCATTCAAATTGAGAGTTACATATTCCTACTCCTTCGATATAGTAAAAACCTGCTGGCTTTAACCATCCCGCAGCCGGAGCTGGTTCCCCAGTGTCCTGCATTTTTAACGTGGCATGTTCATAATCAATCACCATATCAATGTTGCGCTGATTTAAAACAGCAACAATTTCTCGGCCTCGTGCAGGAGTTAGTAACCAGGCTGGCGCATCAAAAGGGCGACCATCTAGACCTCGAAATTCCCCTTCAGGGATAATGACCAGGTATTCAGATGAGGTGTTCATATCAAATGAACATGCAGCTGCAAGTAATTTTTTTTTCATACAGTTAAAGTCTATAAAGTGAAACCAGTATGAAAAAAATATGAGAGAAAAAAGACTGGAAGAGCTTCCAAACTTTCAGAATTTAATTTTCTATTTGTAAGGCAGTTTAAGTAGGGCAAGTAGCTCAAACGATAGATTCATCGTTTGAGCTACTTAAATTGAAGCAAGGGCGATCTAACGCTGTTCTAACGATATGTTTAGGCTCAATCAAATATAGACTTATAAAAATAATCAACATCATCAATCAAAGTATATTCAGCTTCAGCCTGTAAAAAACCATTCTTATCCATTGGCAAGAAAGGGCGGGCCGGAATATCACCCCAAGGTAATGGTCCATTTCGGCTTGATTTACCATATTCTCCCTGTTTGGCACCAAACTGATGAGTTGGAGCCTTTGGATCATTCGTGCCAATAGTGACTTCACTTTGCGAAACGCTAGTAACAATACTGCGTCTTAGAGCCCCTGTTTGAAATAGTATCTTTCCTGGCTTACGTTTGGCTAAAGTAACTATGCTTAAGCCTGCCCACCCTGGACGACCTTCATTATCAAAATTATCATCAACAATAGTCAGCAAGCTATTAGCAATTGCATGGCCCAGTTGAGTAGGATGCTCAAGTCTGTCAGCAACAGTATGTAACTTTTGTGCTAACACTTGGTCGTTGATGTATAGGTTGCTCATATCTTATACTGTCCAGTGAGGTGGTAGTTTCCTAAAAGAAAGGTTGCGGTTTAACACGGTTATTCAGCATTATGGTGTGCAAGTCACCCACCACCTCAACGTATACGTTCATAGTGTTTTGCTTTTAGTCCATCCTCTAAGGCTTGTGGATTTATTTTGAAAATACTCACGATTTCAATAACACCATTTTGCGCACGTAATGAAAGTTTTAAAACCTGTTCATTTCCATCGAGTGCAGGCACAATATATAAAACGCTCTCATTCTTGATGTCCCACAATACCTGCTCTACCGAGGCAACAAGCTCAGGAAGTCTGATCCACTCCTGAAATGTTGGTGCATTACCAGCTTCCTCATGTCGCTGTGCTTTTTTCCCTACTAGCAAATGATCATGAATTACCATGATTGGACTTTCTACCACTTGATTCTTGGTCTGAATAAACTCTATATCTGTTACTTGAATTACACCTACTGTGCTACTCTGGCGCTGAGTCTTACCAAAGCTGATTGAGTTATTCACAAAGGACTGATGAGCTTTAAGACGGACAGGAGAAGTTAAAACCTGCTCTACCTGCGTTAGTGCAGCTCTATTTCCTGCTAACTGTCTTGCCCGATCTGTTAAAACTTTATCTATTAAATAACTGGTAGCTGGTGAGCCATTAAAACCGGCAGCCGGAGCAAAGATTAAAGTTTCACCTGATTGAGTGGGAATATTAAATTGAGAGCGTTTAGTTAAAATAGGCTCTCCCGTATTGCGGTCAGTACCAATCTTTTGAACAATTTCTGTACGATGACCTTCACTTGATAAAATTTCTTTATCTTTAACTTCTCGTTCAGATCGGGCAATGACACGGCATTTACAGCCCCATTCACTTGGCGGAAAAGCAACTGACCAGAATGCATCATCAAATCTTAGAATCTTTCCATTCAAAACTATATGCTGCTTACGTGGATTATTGATACTAATATGTCGCCATTCCCAATAAGGCCGTGTTTCAGAACCTGCAATCATGGCTTTATATCGGCCAGCTGCAAAAGCACTTTGCATATTAGTATCATAAATTGTTCTGAGCCGTCTTAGACTACCCAGTTGAACCTCCTGTTCATAACCTTCAGGATTAGGAACTGTCTTACGCCCCCACCATCCCTTTTCTTGAAGCACAGGAGTAATGTCGGCCTTCCACTGATCAAAGCTTTTACCGCTTTCTAACGCGGTTATGAGTGACTTTCTGATGTCTTGTAAAATATCTATCCGTGCAACTTTAGCAACAGTAAATGCCCTACTATGGGAATCATCTAAAGTTTCATGCCAGTCCCAACCAATCTTGAAACCTTTACTCTTTAGGTAATCAATTGCATCTTTAGGAGGCAAGTTAAAAAGAGCATTCAGCTCAGGGCGATTAGGAATAGTCATTAGCTTTGTTCCGCCTCAACACTTAAACGTCCCAGCATCTCACTTGCAAAAATAAGTTTAGTTAATTTCTCTTGTAATGCTGTTTCCTCATCTTGAGGATAAATATCTGCAAGTAGGAGTAGGGCCTCAGTCTCATTTTTAGAACTTTGTAGCTTAAGTAGTAACTCCGCTAGCCACTCTTCAGCAACTTGCTGTGACTGTTTTGTTTGTTCTTTCAGTAACAATTGCATAGCCTGATCTTCAAGAGGTAACTCGGCCTGATTTGCTGCAATAAAACTATTTAATAAATGGGGTTGATAAGTATTCGCGGCCAGATTAATAGGTGTGGATACACGTCCTAAAATTGGAGTTTTATCATCTTTTGGTTCAGGAATACCCAGCTTCTCATGTGCCCAAGAAATAGGTATTCGTAAACCTACGTCAACTAGACCAGGTAATGCCTTACTAAATATCTCCAGGTCTTCATTTACAGTAGTATCGAAATAGAATTTAGGGTAGCGGTCAGGCGTGATATTAGGATAATTCAAGCGCATTAAATAGCTGACTAGACTGTCATTGATAGAGCGGGCCAATTGTAATGAATCAGATTCTATAAGCGTTTCAAACTGCACTTCATGAGTTTTACTTTGCGCATTGGTACTAGTTTTACCGTCCGCTTGAGACAATAAAGTACCACCTACAATAATTTTTGACTGTGTTTTTTCGCACCAGTCAACAAGTGCCATATGATTCTTGGTATCACCATTAGCTGCATTCTGAAAATCAATCACCATACCCTGTGGAATGATACCTCCAGCATTACGCCCCACGCTCATAACTGCGCGGGCTAATGTCATTTTTTCTTCATTAGTCGCACCCGTCGGGTATTTACCGATTCGGATCGGTAGTCCATAAATTTCCAAAAATTCCATTACATCGCGTACACCATAATTCTTGAATAAGAACGGCCAAGCTAAAACCCGATGTAAACCTGAGCGCGCAATATAACCAGACTTTGCTTTATGACGATGTATAAACCACCCATAATCATAAAATTCTGCCCCTTCTAGTGAACCATCATTTATTCTAAGAGTATTAGGTTGACTATACGGTGTCAGAAAATTACGTGGATTAATATGTTCAAAACTTTTAGGCAGCCACAGAGCACCAAGACGTTGCCATTCAATTTCTTGGCAACTATAACCATGTCCAACTGCATCCATCGCATCAAATAAAAACATTTCAAAGTTTTCAATATCATCAATCCACTCACGGACTTCTTCAGCTATTTTTCGCTCAGTTTCACTCGCATTTTTTGGCGCACGTACACTCCAAGGCAAACGATTAACGCCTTTAATCCGTTTATCCATTTCACTAAAAATATGGCCGTCTCGTTCCACCATATCAATAAATAAATCAGCTTGCGCTTGAAGGTCCCCTTGCTCCGCAGCAGTAAGCAATTGATGCAGGCGTATAGGCGTTAAACCAACCACTGGATGTTCTTGCCATTGATGAGCTAGCCATGCAATCTCGGCGGTCTGAGAAGTTTCTAACGCTATGCGGGTTTCTTTTGGTTTCTTTAATGTCTTAGCCATAGTAAAAAAAGCACAATTCAAAATTGTGCTTAATATGAAGAGCATTAAAGCAAAAAAGTATAGGAAGCACTTCCAGAAAAAATAGTTATTTATAATTTCCCTAACAAATAATAGCGGTAATGTTGAGGTATACGAGAATAATCAATTCCAATATTTTCAAATAGCTGAGCTATACAATTTGTTCTCATAGATATTATACGGTTTTCAAAATCTTTTAAATCTTTAGGATTAGTATCTTTAAAACAGTACTTATAACCATCAATAATTTGATCCATCTTTTTAATTGTTTTTAAAAAAGTTAGATTATCTCTAATATTTTTATCAATATTGCTAAGATCATTCAGGTTTTCTTCTATATTTTTATAAACGTGGGGGGGAATATACCAATCGTACATTTTATTTATATAACGTAAATCTAGTCCAAGAAAAGAAATATCGCCATAAGGCCTTACTATTTGACTTTTGGTATTATCTTCTAAACTAGGAACACTAAGCTTTAGATCAAATAGAATTTTTTTAACTCGTTCAAAAATTTTATAACACTCTTCTTGAGAGTTCAGGAAAAAGATTAGATCATCAGCATAACGTACATGCATAATTTTTTCTTTTCTTAAAGTTTCATCAAACTCAGCCAAATAAAAAGAAGCAAGAAGAGAAGACAAGGGCATACCTTGCCTTACACCTTTACCCAATTTATTACGTATTAAATCTCTTTGAAAATTTTTATATTTTGAAGGGATAAAAGGATCACATTTAATTACTGACTCTAATAAGGATGCAATGTCTATCGACAGGCTTTCTCTGATTGACTTAATGAGCAAAGTTCTATCAATATTATCAAAAAAAGAAGATATATCTGTTTTTAAAACAAACGGGTAATTTTCTCTTAATTGCTTTGCCTTATTACGTGCTGCGATTGCTCCCCGTTCATCTGTTATATGTGTTTTCCTCATAGAAAAATCAGAGGATTTAAAAGCCTGTAAGTCATCTTGAGCATGTATATTTAAATATCCAATTATCATTTGTTGGACTAGACGATCTCTCACGGTAGGAATACAGATCAGACGAGGTTTTTTCCCTAGATTCTTCTTATCATAAATTACTACTGGATATAAAGAAGAGAACTTAAAGACGCTTGCTTTTATTGAGGTTATTATAGCCTCAGATTGAAATTTAAAGTCTTTTTCAAAATCTGAAATTGATGTGTAATTTTGATGATATTTAGAGTTTAGTGAAGAAGAGTTTTTTTTTAAACTCATTGAAATAGAAATCAATATTATCTTTAGCAAAATCGGTAAATAGCATTAGTTTTCTCTTACACCATGTATTTGTTAGGCTACCACATGGCGGTTACATAGAAGGAGCATGTTGTGTTCAGGCTCATAGCGATGAGTAGTATGATCAAGGCCGATCATTTCCCCGTCGTTTTGCCGTTGTCGAACCGCACGGTCCAAAGA